GTAGAGACATCTACTCCTGCGAGGATGTTTTTGCGAAGATTGTCTCGGACTGCATAAGAAATACCTGTTTCACTCAAATCTTTTACTGGTGTTGCGCCAAACATGATAACGCCAGAAGAGAATATAGTATCTAAATCAGCTTTATCGAATGTAGTATAGGCAGACTCCTGCGCTGAGATTTTATTGAACAAATGAAAAATAGAGCAAATGCTATTATTTGCAGTGCTCCAAAATTGATTAACGCTTAATTTAGGATAAAGCTGTTTAATTTTTTCGTTATCAAGAATTATAAGAGGAGACACTACTCCTGCTTTTTCAAGCTCTGTAACTTTGACGACAGTTTTCTTCGAGTTTTCTTGAACCTTAATTCCTTCTCCGCGAGTAGGGAGCGCTAAGACGCATCCGACTTTAGCATCGGTATCTTTAGTTTCTTTACCTAGAGACTGATTAAGGTCGTGGCATATTTCTAAAACACGAGCCACTCCTCCTGCTCCGGTACCTCCGCCAGCGCCAGCGCACACTAAAACTCTTTCATAGCCGCTACCGAAAGTCTTCTTAAGGAAGTCTAAAATATCTTCGTATCGAGTTCTGAAAACTTCATCAGCAGCGTCAGGGTTTTTACCTGCTCCCCCGTCACCGATAAGCAGTTTATTTTCTTCTGGTATCTTAATTAATGAAAGATCTTGCTGGGCTGTATTTATCACTCCCACTCGCCTGTAACCCAAATTCCAAAAAGATTCTGCTAAACGCGAACCACCTTGACCAACACCGACGATAGCGAAGTTAAAAGCTGCATCATCAAACTCATCCTTGACTCCGTCTTCAAGGGGCTCGTCGTCAGGGAGTGGGATATCTGGTAAATCTATACCCAAGTCTACGGCCTGAGATGTGCCGGGGAAAGGTAGATTCTCCGGGGCAGCTTGAGCTGGCTCTCCAGTAAAAGCATACTGCTCGGCGTCTACATTAGCGTCAGGAGATTGCCCTGCTACGAGGGATTTAGGAGTTTCCTCTGGGTAGTATTGGTTTATATTTGTATCACTCATTATCGTCTAATCCTTCTTCTTCTTCTATCTCTTCTGTAAAAGCTTCATTAATATTTTTTACGAAATTATTATTATTCATATCCTCCATTGCTTCAGACCAGTGGCTTACTAGGTACTGTAAGGACATGGCGTTTCTTTCGTCTTCCGCTTTGGAATATACTTGAGGATTACCGTCCTCATCGAAATTAAAAAGCATAAAGCCACCGCAGGACCATTCGCTTAATTGATCTAATAGAATGTCAGGAATTCTCTTGGGGCTCTTTATATTCATACTATTCATTACACTATTTTAGATATTTATTTCAAATTTCTCTCTAATATATCGTTTTGAGAGAGAAGGCATGTCCTCAGGCAAAATCTCAAGAACGGTAAAATCATTTTTTTCCAGCCATTGTCTTTTCTGGTAATCTCGAGTTATTGACCTCAAATATTTTGATCGAGAATTACCGTGAAAGAATTTGTTGAATTGGTCATGTTGAGCTCCTTGAACCTCTACCGCAATTCTTTTTGTCATATTTATCAAGTCTACCTTCATTCTGCTTCCATAAACTGGAAATTCTTCATAACAAATTTGGCCATACCAATAGGTCCTAAAAAACTGTTTAACCTCAAACTGAAATTTTGATCTACATTCTGCATCCCAATCTATCTTATATTTATTGACGCTTCTATTTACTAATCTTCCGCTTATGTCGTAAAGCTTCATGAGTCAAGCGTCAAAGCAGCTCTAAATTTTTTAAAGAGGTAATCGCAAATATCAGAATTTTCTTCTAAATATTTAGCAAAGTTGTCGGCGCCTTGATGCTTTTGCTGCATATCAAGTCCTTCTTTTTTTAGTTCTTCGATTAAGGGATCTGCAACCGTTATCCAAGCCCCTTTACTTTCAATAAATTCCCATTGAGACATAAAGGCAGCCACCTCTTGCTCCCTCCAAATACTCGTTCCATTAGTGCGTCCATATTTAATCGGGTAACGAACAGTGGTCCCCGTTTTTTCATTGGTTGTTTTTCTGAAAACAATCTTACAATAATGGCCTTCCGGTTTTTCTTTTGTATCGTTAGGTATTCTGTCGGCGTTATGTCTTTGTTGAAACTCTAATATCCAATCCGAATAATGCAGTAACGCGTTTCCTCCTGAAGCATTTGTTAATTTTGGGTCTCCTTTTTCGTATTTGTTAACGCTTACCTTGCTTCTTACTTGGGAAATCATGAAGCATATATGGCCTTTACTGGACAACGGGAGAGCCATTTGCTTTAAGAATGTCGAACTTAACACTGAACCTCCTGCAACTTTATGAGCGTCATCTTTTCCGCCGTATCCTTTTTCAAAGTCTACCTTGGGGATAAGCGCATCCATCGAGTCTATAATAAAAAAATATTTACAATCGGTAGGGTTATTTAATATCAATTCCCTTATTAACTGAAGAACGCTCTCAAAAATATTGCATTTATAAATAAAAAGCTTTTTTTCGTTTACATCCAAACCAGAACGCTCTAACATTTCTGGAGATAGTCTGCCTTCCGCTTTAAAATACACTACCATTCCGTTCTCTACTGTCTCTTGGAAGTTTTTAGCGAAAGCTAAGGCGCAAGAAGTTTTACCTCCTTCGGAAACCCCGGAAGCCCTTATGATAGAAGGCCTTAGGCCTCCTGCCATTTCGTTATCAAGCAGTAAGCTGCCACTGGAAATTATGTAATTAGTTTCCTCATCGAAATTTAAATGTTCTTTTTTATGGGCCTCAAGGTAGTCGGTTATTTGGTCTACCGGGTTAAAGGTTTCAACTGTTTTCTTTTTCGCTGCCATTATTTAAAAAATCTCGTAAAGTCTTAGGTTTACGTTTTAGGTTTTTATCATCACCGAACTTTACGGCTGATATATTATGAGGGGTTCGGGGAGTTAAGTCAAGAGAAAATTTAGCGAACTCAATTCTGAGATACTCTCGGCCACGAGGGGCCAAATACCATCCAAGGCTATCCACTAAAAAAGGCACAGGTAACGCCCTCCAGAAAACTTCAAGACTGTAAAGTTTTGTTAACTGCTCAACAAATTTTAACTCTCTGAACTTAAGCCCTTTTTCTTTCCATGTTATTTTAGGGTTCTTTAGAAACTTATTTATTATGAATTGGCTTAAAGTTTCTTTTTTTGGTTTTTTTGGAGTTTTACTGTTAAGTTTCTTTTTTCTGACAGGTTTGGGGCGGCATTTTAAGTCGCAATACTTCCTTTTGCGGGGAGCTTGGAAAGTTTTATTACAAGTTAAACAGGTAAAGCTTTTTGCCGCCGACATAAACCTACTGTAACTGCACCGGGGAAATATGTCAAGATAGATCGTTTTCTACCATGCGTCGTACAAGATCGCTAAAAGAATATTTAGGCTTCCATCCAAGTTCTTCCCTTATGGGAGTGGAATCTCCGTGAAGAATAGCCACCTCTGCTGGACGATAATACTTTTCACTAATTTCTACTAGTGTTTTAATATCAGCTCCCCCCATATCTATTTCTTGGTAAACGAATTTTTCTTTCACCCCTTCTCCGAACCAAGTCCCTTTGAGGCCCGCATGCTGAAAGGCTAACTCCACGAACTCTCTTACGGTATGAGTTTCATTACTTGATAAAATATACTCCTCTGGAGTCTCTTGATTCAGCATTTTCCATACCCCATCCATGAAATCTTCGGAGTCCGACCAATCCCGCTTGGCATCCACGTTACCAAGCTGAAGTGGCCGGAACTCCTTACCTTGGTTGATTGCCGACCTAATGGCGGCAACTCCCTTAGTAATTTTTCGGGTCACAAATTCTTCTCCACGCCTTATTCCCTCGTGGTTAAAAAGAATTCCATGAACAGCAAAAATATCATAAGATTCCCGATAGACTTTTGTTAAAAAGCGGGACGCTACTTTAGAAACGCCATACGGACTCCTTGGTTTGGGGGGGTGAGCCTTGTCTTGTGGGCTGTAATCTACATCCCCCATTTCTTCCGAACTTCCTGCGCTATAAAAACGACAATTAGGCTGAAACCTTCTGATAGATTCTAGGCATCGTAATGTTCCTAGAGCATTAGTATCCATAACATGCTCAGGCATATCCCAACTACAACCTACAAAAGAATTAGCTGCAAAATTTATAAAATAATCCGGTTGGATTTCTTGAACTAAACGGTCTAAAGAACCCCCGTCTGTAAGGTCGGCGTATACAAGTTGAAATCTTTCGTTATTTAAAAAGGATTCACAATTTGAAAGATTAATATTAGCAGACCTTCGTGTCATGCCGTACACAAGGTGATCGGTGTTTTCTAGTAGATAATCGACCATGTTGGGGCCATCTTGACCCGTTACTCCAGTTACTAATACTCTTTTAGACATTCTCTTTGTACCAATTATAAGTTAAGTTTAAACCTTCTTCTAATGAATATTTATGAGTCCATCCTAATTTATTTATGCGGGAATTATCCCCTACTCGCCTTAGCACTCCATCTGGCTTATCAGGCGAAAAGAATATATCTCCTTCGTAACCAACGACTTGCGCTATTTTTTGAGCTAAATCTTCTATAGACCATTCCTCACCTGTTCCTACATTGAGATGGGTAGCTCCGCCCCCATAAACATCGTCCGCTGTAATGTTTTCTAGAGAGAAGGCGCAAGCGTCAGCTAAATCGTCAACATACTGAAATTCTCTTTTTGCTTTTCCCGTTCCCCAAACTTTAACTGAGGGAGCGTTATCTTTTTTAGCTTCGTGAAAACGACGCAAAAGGGCAGGTAAAACATGAGAGTTTTCAGGATGAAAATTGTCATTCGGGCCGTATTGATTAGTTGGCATTAAGGAAAAGAAATCGCAGCCATGTTGCCGATAATAGCTTTGGCACATCTTTATCCCCGCTATCTTTGCTATCGCATAAGGTTCATTAGTGGGTTCTAGTGGAGAAGTTAAAAGATACTCTTCCTTAATAGGCTGTTTAGCAAATTTAGGGTAAATACATATACTTCCAAGAAAAATTAATTTTTTTACTTTATGTTTGAAGCAGTTATGGATGACATTATTCTGAATTTGCAAGTTTTGGTAAATAAAGTCTGCTGGATATACATTATTTGCGTGAATACCTCCAACTTTTGCTGCGGCATCAATAACTACGTCAGGTTTATTCGCTTCAAAAAACAAATCAGTAGCTATTGGATCCATGAGGTCTAAACGATCCCTGTCTACACATAGAAGGGAAACATCCTCTTTTTCTAGTCTTCTTTTGATGGCAGAGCCAACAAGTCCGTTATGTCCCGCGATAAATATTTTCATTTAACCAATCTTTCACATGGGTAGTAGGAGCCCAATTTAAAAGCTCTTTAGCTCTAGTATTATCCGCCAAGCTTAAAGAAGCTTCTAATCTTTTTGGAAGGTATTCAACAACTCCCCCAAAGACGTCGGCAATTTCCTGAATAGAATAATTTGTCTGGGTTCCTATGTTGATGCATTCGCCTTTTCCAACTTTGGCGCTAGTCGCCGCTAATATATTTGCTTCTGCGACATCTTTGACGTAGGTAAAATCTCTGCGATAAGATCCATCCCCAAAAATTTTTAAAGGCTTCCCTTCTTTTTTAGCTGCGGAAAAAGCTCCCATCACGTTACAATAAGCCCCCTGAGTAGGCATGCCTTCTCCGTAAACATTAAAATACCTCAAGCACACTGTTTCTAGGTTATATATTTGCGAATAAAGGCGACAATATAACTCTCCTATTTGTTTTTGTACTGCGTACGGGCTAAGAGGGTTAAGGGGCGACGTTTCGGTAGTGGGAAACACTTCTGTATCTCCATAAACCGAAGAAGAGGAACTGAAAACAAAACGACGCACTCCAGCTTCCTTGCTTAATTCAAGCATATTTAATGTCCCTTTAACGTTAGCTTCATTAAACCTAAGTGGATTTTCTATTGATTCAGGAACAGAAGGCAGCGCCGCTAAATGAAAAACAGTATCTACCCCTTCTAAAGCTTTCAATATTTCTAGGTTATTGGAGTAGTCAGAAATATCAGCTACTATTTCGGGGCTAGAGTTATATTCTGAAGAAGCATATAGGATGTTCCACCATCGCCCCCCTTTAACAACATTATAATCCCCTTCTTCTTTAATGAGGCCATCGTATTCAGCCGACCTTTTATCGATAGATACAACGTCAACAAGGTTCTTCTCGTTGGCGCTTTTTAACAAAGCGTAAAGTACGTGAGTCCCGATGAAGCCGGAAGCTCCTGTTATTAAATATTTCATAAAGTTAAGTTTATCACTTCCTCTAAACGTTTTGTATAAGTATGCCTTTTCGAAAGTTCGTACCCTGCTTGGGCGATAGAAGTTAATTGGTCTTCGTTATTAATAACGTAATTAAATTTTTCTATAGCTTCCTCTATGGTATAAAAAAATACACAGTTCTCAAAATCTTTGAAGCCGAGCGTTTCGTATTGAGCGTTGTAATTGGTTAACAACAATGTACCACATCCTATCGTCTCAAAGCTTCGATAGTTTATATCGTTAGCTATATTACAATTAAAATGTATTTTATAACTGTTTATAGCTTCTACCATTTTATCACCTATTACAAAAATATCAGTGTGTAGCCCTATTGCGGACGAGAGTCTATCCAGCATTGGCTTTCGATTAACATAGTTCCCGCAAAATCCTATATCGTGAATTTTCTCTACGTCTAGAGGT